TGGTACGCAAGATATTATCAAGTGTGGTTCTTTTACGACTGATAGTGGTGGTAATGCTTCTGTTGACATTGGATTTGAACCACAATGGATAATTTATAAAAGATCAGATGGGACATCTAATTGGGGTATGAATGATAATATGAGGGGGTGGGCTGATACCTATTGGAACCCCTTATATGCCGATGTAAGCAACGCAGAAAGTGGATTTGCGGCTACTAGAAGTTGGCCTACGGCAACTGGATTTGAGTTTGAAGGACAGTTATCAGCTTCAGCTAACTACATCTACATAGCCATTCGCCGTGGCCCTATGGCTGTGCCTGAGAGTGCGACTGATGTGTTTGATGTTGCCACAAGGGGTGCATCTAGCGGTGAACCTAATTGGAAAAGTGGGTTTGTAACAGACTTTGCTATAATAAGAAATGTTGATACAGCAGATAATTGGCAATCTTCTGCAAGGTTAATACAGGGCAAGTCACTAACACCTAATGACACTTCCGCTGAAAGCTCAAATAGTAACTATGCTTTTGATTATATGAACGGGTTTTTCTCTTCAACATCTACGGATAGTACGTTTTACTCTTGGATGTGGAAACGTGCCCCCAACTACTTTGATGTCGTTGCTTACACGGGGAACGGAACAGCAGGGCGTACTGTAAGCCATAACCTTGGTGTTGCACCTGAGATGATCTGGGTGAAGTCTAGGGATGCCGCTTATGATTGGCGTGTTTATCATTCTTCTACAGGGGCAACAAAATCACTTGAGTTAAACAACACTGTTGCAGCAGCAGCAAATTCATATATCTGGAATGACACAGCACCAACTGACAGCGTGTTTAGCCTTGGAACCCACACAAATGTTAATAAGTCTGGAGATGATTACATAGCCTACCTATTCGCAAGCCTAGATGGTGTGTCTAAGGTGGGGAGTTTTAGTCATACAGTAGGCTCTAATACCGATGTAGATTGTGGGTTTAGCAGTGGTGCTAGGTTTGTTCTTATAAAGAGAACAGATAACGTAGGTCACTGGATAACTTTAGATACGGAGCGTGGTATTGTTGCTGGCAACGATGCTTGGTTGAACCTAAACACAACAGGTGCGGAGAATACAAGTTACGATTTTATAGACCCTTTAAGTTCTGGGTTTACAGTAGATGGCTCAGGCTTAATCGCAACTGGAACCTACATCTTCTACGCAATCGCATAATCAAGCTCATATGAAAGGATCAATCTAATGAGTGAATACAGAAACAGAACAACAGGTGTCGTAAAGACCCAAGGGCAGTGGCGCAATGAGTTCGCCAACATGTCCTTGCCTCGTGTCTGGAAAGCAGCAACCCTAGACGCACTAGACCTAGACCCTGTGCTACGCAGCCCAGCGGCTACAGTAGGCGCATATCAAACGTCAGTGCGTGATGGTGTTGTTCAAGACGCTAATGGTAACTGGGTAGAGAACTACGTTGCCCGTGACATGTTTGCAGACACCACAGAGGATGGCGTTACGACAACCAAGGCAGAGCATGAGGCGGCTTATCAAGCTGGCTTGGATGCCAAGGTTGCCGAAGGTCATCGTGCCACACGCAATAAGCTATTGGCTGACAGCGATTGGACGCAGATGAATGACAGCCCTCTCAGCAATGAGGACAAGACAGCTTGGGCAACCTATCGCCAAGAGTTGCGCGATATGTCAGACTTGGCATCATGGCCTAATATTGCCGATGATGATTGGCCTGTAGCACCATAGGGATAAGACATGGATAAGCGTACTGTTTCATCAGCGCATGAGCGCATTGACACAATAGAAAAACAGATCGTTGCTATGAAGACTGAAATGGATATTCAGTTCAAAGATTTGTTTAACCGTGTGAAAAGACTAGAGGCTATTATGATCGGCTCATCGGCAGCTATTATTGCTATGTTGTTGCGCCTTACTCTAATGGGCTAGACCAATGCCTGATCCCATTACCATAGGTGCTGCATTATCTGCCGCAAATATGGCATTTAATGGGTTGAAGTCCATGATCTCAACTGGTCGTGAGATACAAGATTGTGCGGGGCAGCTTTCCAAGTGGGCCTCGGCAATGTCTGACATTACCTACCTAGAGAGCAAAGCAAAGGAGAAACCATCCTTGTGGCAGACCATGCGTGGGTCTGTAGAGGCTGAGGCTTTGGAAGCTTTTACCGCAAAGAAGCAAGCAGATCATCTTAGGTCTGAGTTAAAGTCGTATATTTCTGCTTATTGGGGGCCGTCCCATTGGGAAGAATTAGTGCGCTTAGAAGGTCAGATACGCAAGGAACGCAAAGAGCAACTGTACCGAAAGCAAGAAGCAATAGATGCGATTATGAGTTGGATCATTGGCAGCATTATAGCTGTTGTTGGTGCTGGGATATTGGGCGGGATTATCTTTTTAATTGGTGCTGCACGAGGCCAGTGGTAATGATTTTTGTCTTAGTCTTTATACAATACATTCCATCTGCTGAGTTAAAGTATTACCAGATAGGGCCAACCCATGCGACTTATGAGGAATGCGAACAAGAACGCAGAAAGGCAAGAGAGGGTTTGGTAGTTCACAACAGCCAAACGGTGGTCTGTCTTGAGGTTAGTAGAGATTAAGTCAGGTGTGTGGTGTGTATACAAAAATGGAAAAGTTGTTATAATCACCACGCATAAACGGATAGCGGAGCGTTTATATGCCAGCAACAGTGATTGATGAATACAAAATATTCCCACGGCTGATGATGCTAGTGGTTACTATTTTAACTTACCAAAGCGTACACTGGTACATGTCATTGCCTGATCCTACGAATGGACAGGCTGGTTTGGTTTCAGTTTGCATGGGCGCATTAACTGGTTGCTTTGGAATCTGGATGAACAAAGAAGCTAAGACGGATAGAGGTGCATAATGTTACAGGCATTGATAGGCCCACTAGGTAATCTTGCTTCTTCTTGGCTTCAAGGAAAAGCAGATGCAGCAAGCGCAGCAGCTAATCTAAAGTTAGTTGAGGCTGAGGCAAAAGCTACCATTATGAAGTCGGCAGCTACATCCGAAGCTGATTGGGAACGCATCATGGCACAGGGTTCTCAGAACTCTTGGAAGGATGAGTGGCTAACAATACTGTTTAGTGTGCCATTGATCTTATGTTTCTTGCCATTCTCATGGGCAGAAGAAGCTGTGCAAAATGGTTTTGCTGCATTGGAATCTATGCCTGATTGGTATCAGTACACGTTAGGTGTTATTGTGGCTGCATCATTTGGTGTTCGATCAGCAACTAAATTCTTTGGAGGAAAGAAATGAGTTTTAATTTAAGTAAGCGCAGCCTTGGTAAACTGGAGGGTGTTCGCCCTGATTTAGTTGAGACTGTAAAGTTAGCTATTAAACTAACGCGCGTTGACTTTGGTGTGACTTGCGGGTTGCGCACAGTTGAAGAGCAAAAGAAACTTGTTGCCTCTGGTCGCTCTCAAACTATGAACAGTAAACATATTCCACAGTCAGATGAATACTCTCATGCTGTCGATGTATTAGCTTATATTGATGGTGATGTTTGTTGGGAGTTGAATGTATATGACGAGATATGTGATGCGATGGCAGCGGCTGCCAAAGAAACTGGCGCGTCAATTAAGTGGGGTGCGGCGTGGAGCGAGGGCGACATACGCGCGTATAAAAGCACGGCTGAACATGCTATGAATTGTTACATTGATCTTCGTCGATCTGAGGGCAGACGTCCGTTTCTTGATGGGCCTCACTTTGAGTTGATGGCCTAAGTTTAGGTCGCAAAGACTTAGATAATATACCAGTATCTTTGCAAAACAAATCGGCTGGCAAAGCATCCGATAGTTCTTCACTGGCACGAATAACTTGCTGACACTTGGCACTACTATCGAGTAGTATATTGGACTCCATTGGATAGCCATTTAGCATGTAAACTATTGTAAATATAAAGTAATTTTCCATTGTTCTCTCTCTTTTTTTTGATAGATTGTCGCAGTGGGCAGTGGCGTCCAAGCCAGCAGCTATAGTCCGACCATTCACATAGCACTGCCCACACGATTACCCATCATTGTGCTGTGGAAGTTTCCACTTTTTTATTTCAGACATTACAACATTGTCTGTAACGCCAAGGATGTATGCTATGTCATCTATTCTTACTTGAACGATTAGCATACGGTTAATCATTCTTGCCATCTTTGGCGCGCGGTAAGGCCACTTACGAGTGTCAGTCTTTTTGGGCAATGCCTTTGGTGTCACTGGCTCTTTGTTTCTTTTGATGCCACACGTTTTTTCTTTTATTAATTGCTTTTTGAACCCCTCTTGCTCTCGCTTCATCTGCCACATTGCAGCAAGCTCTTTCTCACTTGGAGGTCTGCCGTACATCTTAGTGAAGGATTCTGTAATATTTACCATGCGTCGTTCCTTTTAGAAAAAAAGGCCAGCCCGAAGGCTGGCAGTTTAGTGGGAAGCAGTGAGGCTATAAAGTCTATGTCAAGCAGTGTAACTTCCCACGGAGAACATCTCTATTTAAAAGGGAATGTCATCATCTTTCAAGCTTTGTGATGCTGCCTTACCTTGTGGCTCTGAGATATTGAATGACATGTATGGCTTGCCATCCTTCATTCTGCGCCATCCCGCAAGTCTACGGTTGGGATGTGGGTCAGTCCACGGCTGCTGTTTGTCATTCATGTTATACATATTGCCAGTATAATCAGGCGCACCTTCTTTGCCACCTTCTTGTTTAAACATTACACCAACTTTTTCGTAGACCTCCATGATCTCACGACCACCTTTGGTTTCACGACGAACAATTGCATAGCGTCCTTCTCTGCCCTCAACATTCATCTTGCCTTGCAAGATCATCTTCATGTCTTCAAAGGGTGGGAATGCCACGCCATCATTTGTGTTGTCATATTCTGCCATGCTTCTGGCTCCTGTATTAAAGTGTTTTTGTGCAGCTTCTAATCTACTGTGGTGACTTCTGGACTTATCCTTTCTGTGACCACATGACTTCCCTGCCTTAGCTGCACACTTGGGGCAGGGAATCTGTTGTACCATTTCTCTGGTAACTGTTACCAAGCATCGCCTCCGCTGCTCTGCGCTTGGCCTCTTGGGGGGCCGCTTGAGCGCGAGGCTGCATTGCCATCATCATCCTCAGCTGGAAGATTAAGTAAAGACATAATGCCATACCGACGAGCGTAGGTAATGGCACTACCCAATCCCTGCATGTCATTCTTACCGAGTACAAGTGGCACATGAGAAACTATTTCCCAAGTGGGATCATCCTCATGCATAAGAATAGTATCTACAAACGAGCCATGCTCATTCGTGAATACTTGTTGGCTGAGAAAGAAACCGTGATTAGCCAATGGCTGTGTCACTGCTTCAATGCAACCTTCGAGCGTTACATAGCGACTACGAAAGTGTGGGTTGGTGCCAGTCTTGGCTGGCGGTTGTATATCTTTACGCGCTTTGATTAACAGGCTTACTATATTTTTAGACATTGTGTTCTCCTAGTTACGTTTGGTTATGCGCAAGGCTCCGCGTTTGTCACGCTTGATTGTTATGTAGTCGCAGTACACCTCACGCTCATTATCTGCGACCATAGCTTTTAACTGTTTTTTGGCATTCTCGAATGTTCTGTTGTGTTCGATACCATTAACGTAAGTAACGGCTGCGTCGACGAATTGGTTGTCGAGCGTTGCGTCACGTACGACCATGTCATCAACCTTGATTTGGTTAGTTGAGAGTGTTGGTGTGTCAATACCAATCGGCTCTTCATCGCGAACAACGTAACCCCAGAAGTCTGACACCACTGCCCACATTGAATTGAAATACTCTTCATCATACGCGACATGTGCGCTTTCCCACTTACTATTACCAAAAATTACAGAGAGGTAGGCACCTTCACAGTTTGCCAAGTGGCAATACAACTGTATCTGTGGCATGTAACGTCCGATTTGTTCGTCCATATTGGTGAAGGCATTAGTATGCTTGGCCTCAACAATGTTGCGTTCACCTCGAACGCCAGCATCTATTGTGCCTTTGACTGGTACTTCACCAACCTTGCTGATAAATTCTTTCTGATGTGCGGCAAGCACTACGTTGTGTTGCTTTTCAAACCATTGCAGGTTGAAGTCTTCAGTGAATGTACCAAGCTGTACTGGCAAATTATTAGACAAGTCTTCTGATTCAGCACGACCAGTCTTTACTTGCCATAGCTCGTACCATTCACCGTTCATAATTTTAACGCAGTCACTACCGCCTATGAAACCTTTGCGGTTCATTGTGTTCTCCTTTTTTCTTTTGATTCTACTGCATATGTGCAGTTAAGGCAAGTTATATTGTTCTTTTGCTGCCTCATGTCTGGACGTTAGATCACCAATGTGAATGTTGTACTGGTGTTCTGAGTACAGTTCTTTGTACTCATCCATGTATGACTTGCGATGAGCGTCGAGAGTTTCTTCGAGGATCATGCCAAGCTTAATCATTTGCACAGCACGGCGACCCCAGAGATACTCTACGCCCACAAGTTCACCGCGCTTGATGCGCTCTGCGTTTACTTGCAAGCTGTCTGGTCGCCATGACTTTGCACGTTCTTTTTGTGCCTTGCGATCTTCTTCATAGATTTTGTGTGATGGACGGTTGACGCTTGCTGCCCAAACGTCATCTTCAATAGCTCTGCCAATGTGTTTACTCATTATCTATTAGCTTCCAGATTGTGATGTTGGTTCCGTATTTTCCCATCTTCACATCGCCTGAATCTTCAAGCACACCTGCATTCTTTAGTTCAGTAATTCTTGGCTGCACAGAACACTTCTCACGCTGCAATACTTTACATACTTCTTCGACTGTCATGTTGCCGAATGTTTCAAAAGCAATCTTTACTCGATCACGTATTGTTAACTTGCCTTCGATATTAAACATTGCTGCTTCATGGCTTTGTTTATTTTTTTGGTATCCTACGTTTTGGTTGTTGTATGGCATAGCTGTTCTCCATTAGCTTTTTGAATTGATCTCCAGTCATTATGACCAGTGTTTGCGGCTTGCCTCGCCGCCGTTTGTAGAAAGCAATGTCTCTGCCTTCTAATACTTTGAAGGGGCTGGGGAAGTTGGACGTATCTCTGTACTTAACTTCGCCTACCAACTTTCGTCCGTTGATGAAGAGGTGGATGTCCCCTGAATACTCGCCTCCCAAGCTTCCTGAGAGGGGGACGCGTTTCGCTTCGATCTTCGCTTTGATTTTGTTGAGCCAGTCGACAAACCACTTTTCGTGGTAAGTTCCTTTTGACTTGTTACGGTTTGCCATCTGTCCTCCTCATAGCAATGAAGACAAACAAACCAATGCTTCTCCATTGTGCGACGATGCTTGCGCTTTAGTATGGCAACAAACCATTCGGTAATGGTGCCACACGCAATGCAGTTAATCGTTTGTCTTTTTCTTTTTGACTTCGATGTCATAGTCTAGTGCCTCAAGCCAACACATTAGAAAGAAGCCAGACGGAACACGTTTGTGCTGCTCCCATTTATGAATCAGAGATTCGGTGCAGCCTATGATTTTAGCTAAGTCTGGTTGACTTAGTTTCTTTTCGTGTCTCGCTTTGACCAGCATCTTGATTAGCTGATCGTAGTTTTGAGACAGCCGAGTGTTCTTCATAGATCGCCTTGTAGATACGACAAGCTGTGTCGTAACGCATCTCTGTTGTTCCGTTGACTGACCGATAGTAAGTAGAAGTTGGAACCTCTGCTCGTGCAAATGCATCGAGCAAAGGTACGTTTAGCTCATTAGCTAATACTTGCAGTTGTGAAAAGTATGGTTTCATACTGCATGTATGCAACTAGTAAGGATCGTAGTCAACTTCTACTTCACCAGAGCCTTTGCAATTCCAACAGGTATCTCTATATTCTTCAAGGCTTGGCGGTGTGTCACGACTTATCCACGGTTCACGCCGTTCATATGTTAGCTTGCCATCGCCCAGACATTCTGGGCAAGCGACAGTTTCAGTAGGGTATTTCGTCGTTGAGTGGGGCAAGGTGATTTTCCTCCCATGATTGCATGCAACGAGCTAAGAACTTGTCTGCATTGAAGTTAGGATTGATTGACTTGATTGCGTCTGCAATAGCCATGTGTGCATGTGGTGATAGGTCTACACCCAGCTTATCGCTGAGTGCATCCACTTGTTCGGTTGATAGATTAAGCATTAAGCAAACTCCCATTCTTTGTTGCGCATTGCAGATGCAATGGCTGCTTCACGATTGTAACGCGCAGTGTGCGGTGAACGCAGTTCGCCAGTGTGCGTTGCCCAATAGGTTAGCGTATTGTACGCAGCCCATTTGTTATGGCCTAGAGCAGCCGCTTCGTTGCTCCAGATAGACAGCAAGTTCTCAAGCTGCTTCTCGTTAGTCTTAGAGACTGTCACTTGGCGTGTGAACGCTTTGGCTACAGTCTTCTTAAAGAAGTTCTCTATCTGTGCGTCTGTCACTGGTGTGCGCATCCATGACTGCCACACTTCTTTGCGTGACATGAAGTGTTGCAAACCATTAATCATTTTATTGGCACTGCCTTCTACATTGATAGACGCAGTATGTTTGTAACGCGTCTTGGCTACTGCATCAGGCGTGGTGCATCCGTTCTTGCACCATAATCTAAAGGCATCTGCGATTTGAGAGAAAGGCCAAGAGGCATCGTAACTATTAAAGAAGTTGACTCTGAACTTAACGTGGTCACCGACCTCAGGCTCTACCACTAAATCGTTGAATAGAATCTGACCGCGTAATTTGCGTCCATTTTCTAAGACTTCAACGTCAACGGTGTAGTCATTCGATAAGTCTGCTTGTGACACACCATCTAAGATTGAATTGACAACATCATCATGGCTTACTGCTTTGTAGCGAGAGCCGTGTACGCCCAACACTTTGTTGGTGTCAGTGCGCATGATGCATTGTTGCCCATCAATCTCATTGCCATGCATGTCAAAGACAGGTTGCGTTTCAATTGGAAAGTTCCATTCGTTTGTCATATCAAGCATTGTGATAGCTCCGTTCTGTTTTAAGTGGTGCAATTGCACGTTCATCTTTTTCAGTGAAGAAATTGATTTTAAATTCATTACCGCTTTCATCTACGATAATCAGATTGCGGCAAATGAACTTAATGCCACTAGTGTAGTGGCTGATTTGTTCACGCACCTCTTTCACTTTGTGAATGTTTATATCCATTGTTGTTCTCCGTGGATTGTTGTTGCACTGCAAGTATGCAGTAGTTTAATAGCTAATAGTTGTGTGACGTAGCGTCATTTGTATTTGTTACGTTACGTCACTTTTCTTTAGCACTCGATGTTTACTGAAACATTATCTCTAATGTATTGACCAATAAGATCATCTATCTTTTCAGTTTGAGCATCGGTGAACGGCTCTGCGTTGGGTTCTTTGTCTCGAACATAGAGTGCCAGTTCAATCTCTTGCTTAATGATGCCACGCAAGGTGGTAACTAAGGTGTTGTCACGAGTATCCATAATGTTCTCCTTTTTGGATTCGTTTTTCACAGCGTACATACGTTGGCCGCTGCGCATATATTTGCACGGTTGCGGTGAACCCAACCTATGCAAGAAGAAAAAAGGGGGGACTTGCCCCCCTCGGTTTATGCTGTCTTCGCGCTATCAACGCCATTGGTGTTGGCAGCATTACCCACTGCCATATCAAGGCCTCGCTCGGCAAGCCGTGCCGCAATCTCTGCCTCTTTGTCAGAGCTTGCTTCTGGCTTAACCTCGACTGCTGTTGTCCATGGTTCCCATGGTTTGTGGGTGCTTCCACATGCAACCTCCATAAAGTCGGCAAACATGTGGTACATCTCCTCGAACATCGCAAGCTTCTCTTCGAGTTGCTGCACCCACATCTCCGCTCGATCAAGGGCCTCAAGGGCGATCTCGGTACCATCGTACTGCGCACTGGCCTGTTTCAAGTTGACCATCGCTTTGTCCAGCTTGTGCTTGACGCCCTTGACGTACCCTTTTGTGTTGGTACGTGTGTCATACATTGCTGCCCACAAGTGGTTCGCAATGTGTTGCATGAAGAAGAGCTGTTCCCACTGGTGGCTGTTGACTTCCTCATATGCACCAGTGTCTTGGTTCAGCTTCATGCGCGGATCGTACATCTCCGCACACAAGCGAGCTATCGCTGCGCTTAGTGCTACGTTGTCCTCACCTGTGTAAGCAGACTGAAGTGTTGAGTTGATTAGTTTCGCTTGTTTCTTATCCATTGTGTTCTCCATTGTTGATAAGTTTCATTATGTCTTTCGACACCTTCGCGACCGTCCGACTGCATCGAGCAGACGCAAGGCCGCTTGCGCCTCGGCTCTGCCGAGGTTGCCTTGCTTCTGGTCGATCAGTTGGCAGCGGTTCTCTCAAAATTCTATTGTATCTTCATCATCCTCTTGCTTCTGCATCCAGCAGTCGCAAAAGAATGTGAAGGCTGGTATTGTAAGCTGCGTTGCTTCTATCTCTACCCAATCAATATCTTCACTCATTGTTCATCTCCTCTGATTATTTTGAACGGTTCCCGAACATCCTTTCGAGGGTCGAAGTCAAACCCTGACACACTTGGTGATGTTCCATCACGAAGTGTTTCAGCCGTAGGTGAGGAAACAATGAGACTCACTGCGCGAATAAACTAAAGAGCGTCACGCTGTGCGTGACACAATAACGCTTGCGCATTGACCGAGTTGTTTCTGAAGGTATTGACACAGATGATATGGGTAAACCGCTTGCGGTTTAGTGGCGTGTCCCGCCACGGCCCATATCTATCCCTCGATACGGATAACCTCACGCGATAGCTGACCGCAGTAAATCCGCACCCGCGTGTGGATTTAGGACGACAAAAGCGGGAGCGTCGTCCGTCTGCCAGAGTCGCATGCCCTCGATGGGCATGTGCCTCTGCTTGGTGGTGGACTCCAGTGTGCCACTGGAACTAGGCACTTCAGTGCCACTGTGACTTGGCGAATAAGTTGAGGGGAACGCAAACGCGCAGCTGCACGTGCGTATCCCCTCGGACTGATTCGACAATGTGTCAAGGGGTGCAACACCAGCAATCACTCTTGTTGACAAGAAGTGACGCTACGTCACATCTTGACAACTTGTCAGTCAATCGGCTTATCTGGGGGGGAAGAGGGAAGGGGGGGCGATAGAGAGGATACAATGACTGACCTTGTGAATAAGAAATTGACTGACAAACAGACTCGCTTGGTGGATACACTCGTAGCATTAGGTTGTAGTGTCACTCAAGCTGCTAGAGAAGCGGGTTATGCAGAGGGCGAGTCTGGAAGAGTGAGTGCTTCCAAGGCCTTACGGCAACCACATGTGCAACAGTATATGATGCAACGGGTGTCAGAGCAGTTAGGTATGAATGCTACAGTTGCCGCTGCAAAGGTCTTGAAGCTCGCTTCAGGTGCCAAGAGTGAGTACGTTCAGCTAGAAGCATCCAAGGATATACTTGATCGTGCTGGATTCAAACCGATAGATCGCTCGCAGGTACAGGTAGCAGGGGATATTAGAGTATCCATTGACCTGTCATAGTAGGTAGGGGGTCAAAAAGTTGCCATTAGGACAGTGTCAGTAGTCCTTCCCTAGCATTTTTTCCATTAAAGGTTTTGTGCGTTGCTTCAAAAAATATTTTTCCTTAGAAAGGTACGCAGGTGAACTTGGTTTACCGAATAGGAGTTTAGCTATGAGAACACCAGCTTGGACGCGTAAAGAGGGTAAGAACCCTAGGGGTGGCTTGAATGCCAAGGGCCGTGCGTCTTACAAGGGTGGCACGTTGAAGCCTCCAGTGAAGAGTGGTGACAATCCTCGTCGTGCCAGTTTCTTGGCAAGGATGGCTGGGATGCGTGGCCCAGAGCGGGATGCCAAGGGTAAACCTACTCGTCTTCTTCTCAGCCTAAGAGCGTGGGGTGCCAGTAGTAAGGCTGACGCACGTGCCAAGGCTAGGGCTATTAGTAAGAGAAATAAGAACAAGGATACTGCATAATGCCTATGGGTAAAGGAACGTATGGATCGAAGGTTGGTCGTCCACCAAAGAAACGTCAATCTCTTCTCAGCCAATACGATGCTGCCGAAGCAGAGCTAGAAAAGATTATGAATAATGTGCCAGAGGGTGGGTTGAGCAAAGAGAAGGATGATCGTGCTCGCAAGCTCCGCAGCCTTCTTAGCAAACTTGGCACTCAGCTTTCTGACATGCCTGACACAGAGAAAAGGTTTCCGTAATGGCAGTTAATGCAGCGGGTAATTACACTAAGCCAAAGATGAGAAAGTCTTTGTTTAGTGCCATTAAAGCCAAGGCCACGCATGGCACTGCTGCTGGACAATGGAGTGCCAGAAAGGCGCAACTTCTTGCCAAGGAATATAAAAAACGTGGTGGAGGATACCGATAATGAATGAGATGAACTCTTTTTTAGAAGAATTGCACACTAGAGAGTCGGGTGGTCGCGGCGAAAAGAACAGAACAAAAGGTGCAATTAGAAGATGGCTGCGCTCAGTTATTGCAGAAACAAAGGCTAGAGAAAAGTCTTTGATGAAAAACCCAAACAAAGAAACTGTAGTGGTTGATCCTGAAGATGGTCCTCAGCCTGCTAAAAACAAAGACAAAGCCAAAGAGCAGAAAAAAGTTCGCATGAAAGCAACTAAGATGCTTAGTGGCATGGGCGGTGGAGGCGGCAGCATTAAGTCACCTGATGAAACAGCGCGTGGTCGTATGTCACTTTTGAAAAAGAAGCAAATGTAATGAAGGCTCCTCAGAAGTCACTACTCAATTGGGGAAAGCAGAAATGGCGCACCAAGTCTGGCAAGAAGTCTAGTGAGACTGGTGAGCGTTACCTTCCTAGCAAGGCTATTGCTGCTCTTAGTGATTCTGAATATGCAGCTACAACCAGAGCTAAACGAGAGGGCAAGGCAAAGGGTAAGCAGTTTGTGGCTCAACCGAAAGCGATTGCTCGGAAAGTAAAGAAGTATAGGACATAACATGGCATGGTATTTACCCACTGGTGAACTCTATACTGGCGAGACACATGAGCTTGCTGGAACAACTTATAGCGGCAAAACGAGAACCCCTGACTCGCGCCGCTTGGTGGAAGGGCCAGAACCAACACGTTCTCGCAGCTCCAAGGGACGATTGAAGGCAGACGACCCTTCCACTCCTGATGTTAATGAGGCTTATTCTAAGCCTAAAAAGAAAGTCACAAAGAAGAAATGAGCTTTGTAAATTCACTGAAGCCAGAAGAACTTCGTATGCTTCGTGGCATTGTAAAGAAAGTTCACTTCCAGCATGTAGATGAAAAGCATGGGAAGATGTTTGTAACAAACTATATGCTAGACCAAGTGATAGACAATATCGGCCCTGATGTGGCAGAGTGCATGATTAAGGTCGGAGTAGACAAAGGACTGCGATAGTGGTTGATTTTAAGTACAAGCCTGACGGTGAAGTGCTAAAGTCCTTTATGAAGGACGATACTTTCTTTCGTGGGATTCGAGGGCCAGTAGGGAGTGGTAAAAGTGTTGGATGTTGTGTTGAGGTTTTTCGGAGAGCACTTCAACAAAAGAAAGGGCCAGACGGATTACGAAAGTCTCGATGGGCTATTATACGGAACACAAACCCACAGCTACGAACTACAACTATTAAGACATGGCTTGACTGGTTCCCAGAAAACGAATGGGGAAAGTTCACATGGTCAGTCCCATACACCCACAATATCAAGCGCGGCGAAGTCGAACTTGAAGTAATCTTCCTTGCCCTTGATCGTCCCGAAGATGTCAAGAAACTCCTCTCTCTCGAACTGACTGGCATCTGGATCAATGAGGCAAGGGAGATACCGAAGTCTATCATTGATGCGTGTACCATGCGTGTTGGTCGTTACCCTTCTATGCGTGACGGTGGCCCAAGCTGGACTGGTGTTATTGCAGATACCAACGCGCCAGAGGAAGATCATTGGTGGCCTATCATGTCTGGCGAGGTGCCAATCCCAGACCACATTCCGCGCGAACAAGCCAAGATGCTGGTGAAGCCCGATAACTGGCAGTTCTTTACGCAACCTTCTGGGATGCTAGAGGTTCGCAGTGAAGAAGGTGAGATTGAAGATTACAAGCCAAACAAGGATGCTGAAAATCGTCGGCACATGCTTGAGAACTATTACCCTAATCTTATACGCGGTAAGACCAAGAGTTGGATTGATGTTTATGTAATGAACAAGTTGGGTGCCATTCAGGATGGTAAGCCTATCTATCCGATGTTTGCACAAGATGTTCATGTGGCTAAGGAAGAAATACCAGTTGCAGCCTCTCAGCCTCTTTATATTGGCTTGGACTTTGGGCTTACCCCTGCTGCCACTATAGGTCAGAAGGTGCGTGGCAGATGGTTGATTCAGTCTGAGATCGTTGCCTTTGACATGGGCATTGTTCGTTTTGCAGAAGTTCTACGCCAAGAGATTGCCACACGTTTTTCAGAAGTATCTGATGTGTATATCTATGGTGATCCCGCTGGTGACTTTAGAGCGCAGACTGATGAATCTACTCCCTTTCACATTCTGCGTGGGGCTGGCTTGAGGGCGTTCCCTGCACCCTCCAACTCTGTTGACCTCCGTCTTGAGTCAGTCTCCTCCCAGCTGAACAAGATGGTAGATGGTAAGCCAGCCTTCTTAATTGATCGTAGGTGCCAACAGTTAATCAAAGGGTTTGAGGGCGGCTATCAGTACAAGCGTATGGAGGTTAGTGGTGAGAGGTACGCTGATAAACCTGACAAGAATATGTATTCGCATATCCACGACGCATTACAGTATATGATGCTTGGTGCTGGTGAGGGTCGCGCACTTATGACCAATCAGAAACCAGCCAAAGTTGTTAATGCATCAAGGAACTTTAATGTCTTTGGGAAAAACAAGACACAGAAGAAGCCAAGCGTTTGGTCTTTTGTGCGTTGAAAAAATATTCATTCTGTGCTTTTGAATAGACAAAGAGGATTTTGTTATGTGCGGAAAAGAAACTAAAGCTGCAAGTGAAAGCAAGAGTAAGAGCAAAGCTCCTACAATTGTTAAGAATATCTCAACAGATGTTAAGATTGCAACAAGTACATTTGGATTAGGTGGTCAAGCACAAAAAGATAAAATTGTTTCGCTTGGTTACAGTCCAGAAGCAGCCGAGGACTACCAAGCACGATCAAAGGCAAGTATGGCAAGAGCTTTAGCTGAAGAAAAAAGAATTTCTAAGAAGAGAAGTAAACAGGCAGTTGCAACCACAACAACCGACACTGATGACACTGAAACTACAGAAACAACAGCAACAACTACTACTAATACAACAACAGAACGTGAAACAGATATAGGCGGGGCTGGCACAACAAGTGTAACTGCTGAGTCAATCTATACTCGTGATCCAGAAGAAGCGATGAGCGACCAAGAGAAGTTGGCGCAAGCAGAGCTTCGTCGGCAGCGTCAGCAACGTGCTATTGGTAAAGCTGAGAGATTAAGAACACGCCTAGAAAGCGCACAGAAGTTTGGGCCACAAGGTCGCCGTGGTGGTCGTGGTCGCCGTTCATTAATGACAGGTTCTCGCGGTGGGATCGGATACTATAGTAGGTTTAAATAATGCATGATCCAAAAAAATACCTAGAACGGTACGAGAAAGCTAAGGCGCACCGCCAGAACTTCGTTGATTTGTTTGAAGAGTGTTACGAATACGCGCTGCCTCAACGTGAATCCTTCTATTATGAAACCGCAGGTCAGCGTCGAGATGATAAGATATTCGACGAGACAGCCGTTGTTGGCGTTCAGGAATTTGCATCTCGCTTACAGTCTGGCCTTGTTCCTAACTTTGCACGTTGGGCAGACCTAGCCGCTGGATCAGAAATACCTCCGCAAGAGCGCGACATTGTAGACAATGATCTTGATGAAGTGACGGAATACGTCTTTGAGATTCTTCAGAACTCTAACTTTGGCCAAGAGGTACACGAGTCATTTATGGACTTGGCAGTTGGCACTGGCATTCTTTGTGTAGAAGAGGGCGATGCCCTTAATCCTATTGTCTTCTCAGCAATCCCGCTTCCACATGTAGTGTTGGATACTGGCCCAGATGATAAGATTGACCATGTTTTCCGTGAGCGTAAAGGGATTCGCAACTCAGACCTAAAGTACATGTATCCCAAAGGAACATTCGATGCGCGTGTAGAGCAGCGCATTACTCGTGATCCAGAAGGCAAATGCACATTGCTTGAGGTGGTTTGCAAAGACTACACAAAGAAAAACCAAGAGGCATATCTTTACTATGTAATTGATATGAACACTAAGACTTACATCATGGATGAAACCTTTACTGGCGTTGGCTCAAATCCATACGTTTGTTTCCGTTGGTCTAAGTGTGCAGGTGAAGTCTATGGTCGTGGGCCGCTTATCAATGCGCTGTCTGCTATTAAAACAACTAACCTTACCATCCAATTGATCCTAGAGAATGCACAAATGGCTATCTCTGGCATCTATCAAATGGATGATGATGGCATTATTAACCCCGATACAATTAACTTAGTGCCAGGGACAATCATTCCTAAGTCACCACAATCCGTTGGATTGCAGCCAGTACAGGCCGCTGGTCGCTTTGATGTAGCTGATATTGTTCTAAGTGACATGCGTTTGAATATTAAACGCGCCTTATACAATGATATGCTTGGCAACCCAGACCGAACACCAGCAAGTGCCACCGAAGTAGCGGAGCGTATGGCAGACTTATCTCGTCGTATTGGCTCTGCCTTTGGTCGCCTTCAAGCTGAGTTGGTTCAGCCAGTATTGCAGCGTGTTATTCATATCTTGAAGAAGCAAGGCCGCATTGAAATACCAACTGTAAATGGTCGTGAGGTAAAGATTCGCTCTGTTTCCCCACTGGCGCAAGCACAATCGAACCAAGATATTACTTCCGTTTCTCGCTTCTTAGAGCTTGTGAATGGATACTTTGGCCCTGACATGACTAACATACTAATCGACTCAGAAGAGACAGCAGTATTCCTTGCTAAAAAGTTTGGTGTACCAGAGGGCTTGATTCGTGATGCAGAAGATCGTAGACAGATAGTTGCAATGATGCAGCAAATGCAGCAGATGCAACAACAGCAACAGATCGCAGGACCACAGCTTGCCGCAGAATAGTCACATTGGATTAGATGGAATACATCGAACCAAGGAAGATGAAGACAAGATTAGCCTGAACATAGCTTCTTTATTCTCAGAACCTACTGGACAGGCAGTCTTAAAATACTTGCGTAGTATTACAATTGAAATGGTTGGTGGCCCTGAGATTACTGACGCATCACTGCGTCACCTTGAGGGTCAGCGTCACATTGTTGGCCTGATAGAACGACATGTTCAGAGAGGGCATAAGATCAAATGAATGAGCAAGTAACAGAAACGCCAGCACAAGAAGAAGGCTTACCGCCAGCCGAAGAACGAGACTTTGTGGTAGCCGAGGACGTTCAGCCAGAACGTCCCGAATGGCTACCTGAGAAATACAAATCAGGCGAAGACTTGGCTAAGGCATACAAAGAATTGGAGTCTAAGCTTGGCACACGCGAAGAGGAGTTTCGTGAAAAGTTCATCGAAGAACTGAATGCAGAAGCATACAAAGATCGACCAGAGTCATCAGGTGACTATCAACTTCCTGACTTTGTGGACGAAGGTGAGGCAATAGATAGCGACCTTGTTAAGTGGTGGGCAGAGCTTTCATACGAGAATGGCTTTAGCCAAGATGAGTTTGCCAAAGGCATTGAGATGGTGATTGGCTCTATGAATGCTGATGTGCCAGACGTAGAAGCTGAGATGGGTAAGCTTGGTGACAATGCAAACGCGCGAATAGAAGCGGCTGCTTTGTTCTCAAACAAGTTTTTCCCAGAAGAACATATGCCTTCAATTGAGCGTTTGACAGAAACAGCCGATGGCTTAATAGCACTTGAGTTCATTATGGATCAAGTCAAAGGTGCGTCAGTTAATGGTGAATCAACACCTGTTGACCAGATCACGGAAGAAAGCTTGCGCAGTATGATGCAAGATGAACGCTACTGGAATCCAGCGCGTAGAGACATGGATTATGTAAAACAGGTTGATGATGGCTGGCAAAAGTTTACAAGAAGTTAAGGTAATCAAAAGGGGGTTGTCATATCTAACCCCCATGCAACACTATCACATAGAAGAGTTCTATGAATGTGTGCATCCCTACAATGCCAGTGAAATGATTGAGCTTGGCTATGAAAGCCCACATCACTGCCTTACAGAAATGTATAACAATTCAGAAGCTTACGTCTGTCGCAACCAAGATGGCGATATAGCTTTTGTTGGAGGGCTTTGGTTTGGCGGTGAGTCACCACAGATGTTCTGCATGTTTGCTAACAATCTAGCAAAGAACGTAGTTCTTACTGCTAAGATGTCAAAAGCAATGCTCAGAATGTTTGATGAAGTGCATCCAGTAATGACAATGACTGTCTTTTCTAAGTTTGAACACATGCTAAATTGGGCTGTATGGCTTGGCTTTGAACCTTGTGGGATAACAGAAGATGATCGTTATGTTGAATTTGTGCGTTGCCTTTTAATAGAAAATAGTGTTACGGATAAGTCATTGCGGCCCGTAGTGCATTGATCGGCCCTTAACAGGATACCCGAATTGAGATGAGAGCGCGGATACCCGTAGCAATCAGGAAACTCAAACAAGGACTGTTAAAATGGCTAATACAATTGACCAAGCCTTCATCAAGCAGTTTGAGACTGAGGTTCACATGGCGTACCAGCGTATGGGTTCCAAGCTACGGAACACCATTCGTTCTACGAATGTGACAGGCTCAACAGCTCGATTCCAGAAGATCGGAACAGGTTCCGCTTCTACTAAATCACGTAACGGTGACGTTACAACAATGGAACTAGCGCACACCAATGTCGAAGTAACTATGGCTGACTACTATGCAGCGGAATACATCGACAAGCTAGACGAATTGAAAATCAACATCAATGAACGTCAAGCTGTTGCTCAATCTGCTGCTGCTGCTCTAGGTCGTCAAACAGACGCGCTTATCGTTGCTGCAATGGATGCTGGTGCAAATGCTACTGCAATCGCTGATACATCTGGCGCATTGGTTAAAGCAGACTTGCTAACATTGTTTGAAACATTTGGTACTGCTGATATTCCAGAAGATGGACAGCGTTACCTAGCAATGTCACCTGCTGGTTTTGCTGACTTGTTCAACATCAACGAGTTTGCATCATCAGACTTCGTTGGACCGCAAAACCTACCGTTTGCTGGCGGCATGACAATGAAAGAGTTCTTGGGCTTCAAGATTTTCTCAACGTCTGCTGTAGCTGGTGGTAAGAACTTTGCGTACCACACAACTGCGGTTGGTATCGGCATTAACTCTGACGTACAGACAGAAGTTAACTATGTACCACAGAAAGTTGCACACCTAGCAACCTCAATGATGTCAATGGGTTCAGTCGCTATCGACGCGAACGGCATTTATGAAGTTCTAGACAACAACTAAGGAGATTAGACTATGGCTTATAACTCAGCTAATCTATCTCGTGTTGCTGGTGCGTCTGGCTTTTCAATGTGGCACTATACTACAGCGGATGCCATTGCAGATGTTAATACAGTGGGTTACTTCAACGATGCGGCTGGCATGATTAAAGTAAACGATTACATGATTATCGTTACTTCAACTGGCGGCACACCTGTTGTTTCTCATGCGTATTGCAACTCAAACACTGGTTCTGTTGTGGACATTGTGAATGGTGTTGCAATTACAAATACTGACACAGACTAATGATTGGGGGCTACGGCCCCCTTTCATATAAGAGGTTGATATGGCAAGTACGGCAGCAAACAGTGGCATTGATATTTGTAGTAGGGCTTTGATCCTGATTGGCGCAGAGCCAATTACTTCGTTTGAAGACGATACTACAGAGGGTCTAGTTTCGAGTAACATGTATGAAGACATTGCTCGTTCCAACTTAACATCTACACGCTGGCGTTTCTCAACAAACCAAGCCGTTCTTAACAGATTGAGCGATGCGCCAACTGGTCGATTTGATGCAGCCTATCAGCTACCATCTGGATATTTGTTTGTTCACGCAGTGACAGTGAACGACTTTCAGATTGAATATGATATTTACGGCGACAAGATTTATTGTGACGCTGGCCCTCAAGACGAACTTATTATTGACTACACCTACAGAGCAGAAGAACAAGACTGGCCTTCTTACTTCTCAGTTTGTGTAGAGTATGCAATGGCAACTGTGTTTGCGACAGCTATTGCTCGTGACCAAGGTTTAGCAAACTTAATGAATCAACAGTATAATGTAGCTTTAGCAAAGGCTCGATCTATTGATTCCCAGCAGCAAAGCACACGGAAGCTTGTTACTTCTCGGTTTATTACTAATAGGAGAAGCTAATGCAGAAGGCCAGAATCCCACTGACAAACTTTCAGTATGGTGAGATTAGTCCGTCCCTGTCATCAAGGACGGATTCTGCCATTTATAATTCTTCTGCGCAAAGCGTTAAGAACTTCTTTCTTATGTCGGAAGGTGGGGTTCAAAAACGTGGTGGGTTTAAGATTCTGCATGACTTTACTGGAGTAACAGAGGACACAAGCATTACTCAGCAGGTTCGGATTATTCCGTTTAACTTCTCAGATGATGAGCAGTATGTGACCGCATTGAGTGATGGCAAGGCAGAGTTTTTCTTCATTGATCCAGTGACACAAGCTGTTAGCAGTGTTGCAAGTCTTACCACAGATATTAATGGAGCAACCGTTCCTTGGACAGAAGAGTATCTGCATGAGATTACCTATGCTCAAGGTGGTGATATTCTGTTCCTCTGCCATCCTACATTCCAGTGCCAACAGATTGTTCGCACGGGTCTAAGTAGCTTTGAGGTTCAGCCGTTTGAGTTTCAAGTTCGGGCGGGTGGAGCAAAGACGTATCAACCCTACTTCCAGTTCCAAGCTAGTGGCGTCACTCTTGATCCTTCTGCAACAACAGGCAGCATTACACTGACAACAAGCGCAGCTTACTTTGACACAACAGGTAAGCATAACGGCGTTAAGCTTTACTATCATGGCTCTGAGATAACAATTAATTCTGTAACTAATAGCACAACTGCAAGCGCAACTGTCACTGATGAGTTATTTGCATCGCTTGATCCAGATGCCATTCGTACTGTTGATGGCTCTGCTGATATTAAGATTACTCAAATTAATCATGGTATGGCGGTTGGTGATAGTATTACTATTCGTAATGCAACGACTGTTGGTGGTATTAACGCCAGTCAGATTAATGGTACCCGATCAATTATTTCAATTATTGATGAAAATACTTTTGAAGTAACTGTTGGGGCGGCTGCAAACACAACCGAAGATGGTGGTGGAAACATTGAGATTGTTACTCATGCTGCAACCGAGCAATGGTATGAGCAATCATACTCTGATCTAAGAGGCTACCCTGCCGCTGTTGGATTCCACGAAAACAGATTGTGGTTTGGCGGTACTACTTCTCAGCCTGATACAGTGTGGGCAAGTAAGTCTGGTTTGTACTACAACTTTGATATTGGTACTGCATTAGACAATGACAGCATTGAATTGGTTATGAGTATTGGCGAGGTGGCAACAATCCGTCACTTTGTATCTAACCGCGATATTCATATCTTCACCGCTGGCTCTGAGTTTTACATTCCAACATTCCAGAACCAAGCTATTACGCCTACGAATGCTGTGGTTAAACGGCAGACTTCTTTTGGTAGTAGCTTTGCCAGACCTCAACCGTTTTACGGTGCCACTCTATTTACTCAGTTTGGTGGCAGTACAGTTCGTCAGTTTATCTACAGTGATGCAGAAGATGCTTACAAAGCTGATCCTATTTCATTGCTATCCTCACACTTGATTAACAACCCAATACAGTCTGCGGTTACTATCAGTGAAGTTGGTGCATCTGATGCTGCGGTATTCTTTTTGAATGAGAATGGCACCCTTGTTACTTACAACCTAAACCGTGTTGAGAACATTGCAGGTTGGACTAAGTTTGAAACGGCTGGCGAGTTTCACTCGATTGCTTCTGTAGCAGATCATCTCTTTGCAGTTTTGAAGGTAGACATGGGCAGTGGCACTAATAGCTATGTGCTTTGCCAGTTAGACGAAGACAGGAATGTAGATTGTTCAGACACATACACTGGTAGTGCTGGCGTGTTTGATGTGTCTAATTTCTTTGAGGATGGTGCTGTATTGGATGTCATTAATGGCTCTGATTATCTTGGCACCTTTACCGTTGCGAGTGGCAACTTAGATGTTTCTGCGGTTGACGCTACGTTAACTTCTTGTGAGGCTGGCTTTGCATTTGACGTTGAGCTGAAGACCAATCCCATTGATTTAAACACAGCAATTGGGCCTGAGACTGGAAGGGAAAGAACGCTTGGCAGCGTGATTGTTAATATGACTGACACACTCTCAGCTTCAGTGAATGGCACCAAGCTAATTATTCGCAGAACTAATAGCGACTTCAGTCAACAAAGAACGCCATTTACTGGCAACAAAGAGTTCAGATTGCTTGGCTATAGCCGCGATCCACAAGTCACCCTTACACAAACCGCACCGTTAAGCTTGCAAGTAAACGGTATAGTAGCGGAGGTATCGTTCTAATGCCCATTGGCCCACTTGAAATAATAACAACTGGATTGAGTATTTTTGGCGCAAAGAAAACTTACGACTACCAAAAAGCCGCCGCTGAAAAAGAAGCAAAGGTTGGTAAACTAGAAGGTCGTCAGTTCGTTAACGAGCTATTTTTAGCTAAAGCGCAAGCTATTGGTGCTGCAAATCGTAGACGAGAAGAGCTTACTCAAGCAGAAGCAAGCAATCTTGCTTTTTTAACTGGCAAGCTTGAGCGCGATGATAGATCAGTAGACGCTTTTTTAAAAAGAAACCAAGACATTGCGGCTGCTGATATTGCTGAAATTGACCGTCAATCAGAAATACTTTCGGCTAAGTATGCCACTCAAGCTGCGGTTTCTTATACTTATGGTCAAAACACAGCCAGCGGCATGAGGGCGCAAGCAACAGCAAACTTGTTTACTAATATGGCTGATATTGCTAAAAACCTTGGCCCTTCTTTAGTGAAGCCTAAAAGAGGCGGTGGTGGTGGAGGAAAATAATGCCAGTAATTAGAGAAAAACGGCAGGTAAAAAGCGCAGGACCAGTAGGTGTTGTGCGCATGAACCTTGGTGAAAGTGAAAAGTATTCTAGAATTGCTGACGCTACTCAAAAGCTAACAAGTATTGGCATTAAAGAAATGGGTCGTCAGGCACGAATCCAAGGCGAAAAAATGGCACAGGAGGTTACTGAGGCCCAAATCATTGCCTTGAATCCTGAGACTGGCAAACCAAAAGCTTTAGATTGGGTTGGTGAAGGTCGCTTCTTTGGACGTACTGGCGCAGAAGCATATGAGCGCGTTGTTAAAGAACGCTTTCAATCTTCAATGGAAAATGAGCTAAAGCTAAAAGCTGGTGAGATAGCTCTTAAGTTTAAGAATAATCCATATGGTGCTGAACAGTACAAGCAACAGATGGACGAGTATCTTAAGTCTATGGCTCTTGGCTCAGAGGTTGATGGCAAGCCGACTTACTATACTAACTTTATTATGGAGCAAGGAGCGCAGTACATCGCGTCTACTACGCTTCATATGCAAGAAGAACAGATTAATCGGCAGCGTCAGATCACAGCAAACTCTATTATCGAGAATGCAGACGCTAGACTAGATGCGGTTCGTGACTATGCCAAGCTTGGCAAGGATGCCAGTGTACTCATCGAGTCTATTATTAATAGCGTTGATGATGGCGAGAACTCGTTTCTTTTAAATCAAGGGGCTTCCTCAAAGTATCGGCAAGCGGCGGCTGCTGCTTACGCTCAAGGTATTATTGACAAAAACTTTGAGGACTTGGGTCACATTTCTGCGGGTAAAGTTGCCAGTGCAATTAAGCTTGGCGACTCTACTGGACTTAGCGCACAAGAAAAGAATGTATTTGATGAAGCTGCTAAGTACATGTTCCGCACCGTTAAGATTGATGGAGAGGAAACATCTGTCTTAGATTATGATGCTTTATCTGCTGTGTCTGGATATGCAGATGCTTCTGCTAAATCTGTAGCAGATGATTATAACTCAGACATTCAGGCCAGACGCTTTGAGATTGAGGTTGCAAATGAGCGTTATGTAACAGACGTTGTCCTTGATGTGTCAAAGACTGTATCAATCTTAGATAATGAAGATGTTTCTAGTGATGCTGCTGTTGACTCTATTGTTGGTGCTTACAATGCAGATCAAGCTTTAATTCAATCTCGTGCAGAAGATTTAAGTACGGCAACAACTGTTGCTGAATTTACTTCACAGCGACAGGATGTAAAAGAAGCTTATGCTAAAAGATTAATCGCTGCTGCTTATGAGGCTATTGATGGCGATCCTCAAAGCGTAAAAGCAATGATTAATCGCGCTTTAGATAAGCAATCTACTGATGAGTTGAGTGGCAAGGGTAAAGCTGCAATTGAGGCATTGCTTCAAATTACAACGGTTGATGACAACAACTTTCTTGACGGAGTAACGAGTGACTTTGCCTCAGATGACGTAAGGTCAACTGCTGCGTTTGCGTCAGAAAGGGCTTTGTTTCAACAAGAACTATCAACTGGATATATTCGCAATATTGGCAACTCTACATCTTCTGTAACTGCAAATGAATTGCTTGCTGAATTTGAGACTAGAGTTCGTGACTTTGATTTTCTAAGCCCTACTCAAAAATCAAGATACATTGAGGAGGGACGCAACCAAGCCGTTAGTGTATTCCTTGCTTCTCAAATTGGCTCTTATGTGACTGAAGCTGATGGCACTCGTAGAAAAGTAACATCGGCTGACTTGGCTGCTGCTGCTCAATATGCTGCTAATCCAGATGATAAAGAGGGTGTACCACCTTCTCTTATTGATGCGGTAGATACCGCTAAGGTACGCGCTGGTAGTGCTGGTTATGTTGAGTCTCGCCTTGTTCAGTTAAGTTCTCGCCTTGGCACTGAAGAAGGTCGTATTGCTCAACGCAATAAGAACAAAGAGCAAATATCAAGAATGCTATCCTCAACAAAGACAGAAGATAGTAAGTCTAATCGCGATCTTTCTGAAAGACTTATATCTGAATCCCTTGAAGACCCAGAGGCTTATTTTAGAAGCACTGATCTTTTAGACTATAGCAACCCTGCGACTCAAAGATTGTATTCAGTTATTGAGTCAGGGGTTGTTCCGACTACGCTTGCTAATAACTTTCAGCAACTTGCTAACGGTACATTTACTGGCAATGAGGAAGAAGCAAGAAGCTTAATATCTTTATATGCTCACTTCTCAAGTCAACCTCGTGGTCAAAGCACAGTAAACGTATGGAATGATTCTAATATGTCTGAGGCTACAAAAGCTAAGTTAGAAGCTATTTCTATATTAGGTACAGCTATCGAAGCTCCAATTCAAAATATTGCAACGCAACTTAGTGAAGCAACAACACCAGATGCTAATGCTGCACGATTAGCTGCATTCAAAGATGTGGATAATTCTAAAAGCGATGCTGAGTTTGTAATCAATGCTGTGCCAGATGCGGCCACAAATCCAAAAGCTAGAGCATTACTTATAAACTTAGCTAAGTATTTACATGGGCCTATGGAAGCTGGTGAGATTCAAAAGTCTCTTGCTGAGTATTACAACAGGACTTTTGTAGATACAGAGGGTTATATTAAAGACTATGCTTCTATGTCTGGAACAAAGTCACAGTATGCTCTTGATGCAGTGTTTGCCAATCAAGAGCTAAAGTCATACTTTATCAACAAGGTTAATGTTGAGGTAGCAATTGCTGCTGCTAGGTTTGGTGGTCAGGCTAAAATGATCTCAAATAGCAACATTAAAAACAGAGCATTCTTAATGCCATTAGGCTCTTCTAGCGGTGGCGTAGTAAACTTTATGTTGGTTGAAGAAAGATCAGGCACAATAGTTCCAGTTCAAAACCCAGAAACAGGAATACCATTTCAGTTCAGTACTGCCGAAGAAGATGTTGTAAAAGAAGCGCAACGTCTTGCAGTTAAAACATACAACACACTACCAACTATAGAACAAGTTAAAGACATGCGTTCGCAAAGAGCTAAGAACGCAAACAAACTTACTGGCACAGGTACTACTGGTGTTGGTGTGTCACCTGCTGGCAGTGAGTTCCCTGGCCTCAACTAAGTGAGATAAAAATGGCTGTTGATCTAAGATACCAAGCTTTTCCACTGCACACTCTTCCAGAGGTTGCGGTTGAAGAAAAGCCGTGGAGTCCAGAAATGTGGCAGGTTATGCGCAGTTCTTGGGATTACAGCTACGGTGGCATGGTTGACTATGTTAGAAACCAGCAACGCTTTGGCCACTTAGACTTGGACTTAGAGTACAATCCTCTTGATGATATTGAAGGATACGAAGATCACTTTGATAGTTTGGTATACGCTAAAAACGCAGAGCATATGGAGGTTCTTAAGCACCAAATTAATGAGCGCAATGATTCACGTGAAACATTAGCTAATGCAACTTTGGTTCAGGGTTTGGCGGCTGGACTAATTGATCCAATCAATCTTATTGCCCTTCCTTTTGGTGGCCCAACCGTAGGTCTTGCTAGATCATTTGCGCGTGGTGCTGCTTCAACTGGACTTACTCAAGCTGGCGTTGAGGCTGGTCGTTACCTGACAGACCCAACTGCGACTGCTGGTGAATTTGGTGTGAACGTAGGTGCCACTGCTGTGTTTGGTGGTATGATTGCATCTGCGGTTAGTGTACCATTAACGCGCCGTGCTGCTGCAATTAAGAGTTATGAAAAGACACATCAAGAGTTTCTTGAAGCTGCTGGCATTACTGACGAGCTAAACGCATTAAGCATTGATGACATTTCTACCAAGCTATCTCGTGAAAACAGAGACTTTGGATCTTCTACTGACAAAGAGATAGCAACAGAGATTGCTAATCAAGAGCGCAAAATGTTTGGCATTGAAGAAAAAATGCCTGAGATAGAAGATCAGATTGCGGCTGCACAAGCGCGATACAATAGCGAGGGTACATCTAAGGCTGCTGACTTTGAGGAGTTAGAACAACTCCGCGCTAGAAAGCAGGGTATGATAGATTCAAAAGAACAGGCTGAACAAATGGTTTCTGTTCTTAAGCATGAAAAGGCACTTCGATCAATTGAGGATGCACAGATAGATAATATCACTGATCCTTATAACTTTGATCCAAACATTTTTATTAACAGCCCAATGTTTAAGTTTGTCACAACTCCTATGAAAAGGATTTTGCAATCAAACATTACTAACTCTGGCAAGAAAGCAATTCTACAACTGGCAAACGATAGCGGTTTGGCACTGACAGCTAATAGATTTGGTTATTCAATGGGGCCATCTGTTTACCAAAAGGCTAAAGTAATGGAGGCTGAATGGGTTCAGTCACATAGAACACTTCAGAACATCTGGGCAAAAAGCATTGGCACCAAAGCTGTTGAACCTCTTGGCATTGATGTAACTAATCTAGTGGAAAACACTGGCAAGATTAAAGCTAAGATTACTGGAACAGGTCAGTCGCGCACATATGGTGACTTTCTAAAGCAGGTAAGTGAGAAGCGCGTCAAGGGCATTGATGGTGCAAATGACTTTGAAAAAGAAGCCATTGAAGCCATGAATAAGTTTTACAAGAAGTGGGAAGATCGGCTTGAAGATGCTGGTTTACTTGGCTCTCGTAGAAGTTTAGAAGCTGACAATAACATTATTGAGATGCGTCTTCGCCAACTAGAAGATGATATTACAAAATACAAAAAAAACTCTCGTGCTGTTAAGCACATTCAAAAACGCATTGATGATTACAAGCAAAGAGTAGAAGAAAACAATCTTACAATTGAAAGCTTGAAAGACATAGATATTAGCCCCGCTAATGAAGATGTCTTTATGCCTCGCTATTGGGATATGAATGCGATTAAGCGCGACCGTGCTGGTTTAGAAAAGATTCTTCGTGATTGGTATACTCGCCATCCCAGAGTCTATCAAACGGTAGATGGTAAGATGACTCGGATTGATCTTAAAGCTGACGCAGACTCAATTGCAGAACGTGCCAAGCAGACTGTGGATCAGTTGTTGGGAATTAAAGATGTTGCTGATCCTGAGCTTGTTTCATTTGGCTATGGTAAGTCCAAACATTTGCGCAGCCGTGAGTTAGATATTCCAACTAAACTTGTTTACGATTACGTTATTCAAGACCCGATGGCGTTGATGAAGACTTACTCTCATAAGACTGCTGCGGTTTATCAGTTCCACAAGATGTATGATGGTAAGCGTTTACCAGAAGTTCTTGATGAGCTAGAACAGTCTATGATTATTGAAGGCAAATCTCAAAAAGAAATTAATGCCTACAGAAAAGACTTTGATTCATTGTACCGCCGTATTGTTGGCTCTCCTTTAAGCGATCCAAGCCGTTGGGATAATACGATTACAAATGTAATGAAGGACTTTGCTTATCTAAACTATCTTGGTGCTAGTGGATTCTCTGCTATTCCCGACTTTGCTCGTATTATTATGGAGCATGACATGGGAGATATTGTTAAGTCTCTTACCTCTATGCTTGACGATCAAACAATTAAGCTAACAAAGAAAGAGCGTGACTTCATTGGTGAAGGCTTAGAGATACTACAAGGCAGCTCTCACATGCGATTTACTGAGCATTTGAGCAACAACCCATTGCAAAACAATGCGTTTGATGTGGCCCGTAATGTTTATAGCATTGCCAATCTTCTTGGCCCAATGACTGTAATTGCTAAAAATATGGATACAATGGTTCGTGGTCACACAATCATTAAGCTTTCTAAGCAGTGGGCTGATGCCAAAAATGGCAAAATAACCAATAAAGATGCCACATACTTAGCACGATACAATATTGACGAAGCAATGGCTAAGAAGATTGCAGCGCAGCCATATCAAACAACTTCAAAAGGATTGTACCTTCCAAACACAAGTGAGTGGGCAGAAGGCGAAGTCACTGAAACATTTAGAACGGCAATGCAAAGCGGCGTTCTAAACACAATTATGATGGGTACACCAGCTGATCGTCCAATTATTACTGATGGCGTTGTTTATGTACCCCACCGTATTGCTAAAGCTTTTGGTTATGAAGAGGACTCAATAGCTAAAGGATACTCTCGTATTGAATCTGGAATCCTTGGCTTGCCGTTCCAGTTTATGTCTTATTCTATGGCTGCAATGAATAAAGTTACAGCCTCTTATAGCCAAAATCAAATTAGAAACAGAACCGCTGGTGTACTAGCTGCAATGGGTCTTGGCTATATGGCAGTAAAGATTAAGACACCTGATTTTGCTTGGGATGAAATGAGCGCATCAGATAAGTTTGTAAGAGCATTTGACCAAAGTGGGCTTCTTTCTCTGTATTCTGACTTAATGTATACATCTATTAATACTTCGATGGCACTTGGGCATGGTAACTTTATGGAAGGTTTGGTGACTGAGAAGTTTCCTCAAGAGCCAGATATGTTGGATGCTATTACTGGAGTTCTTGGTGCTGGCCCTAGTATTGCTACTGACCTTACTATTAACCCTGCTATTGATTTTATTAACGGTGATTACGGTGAGGGCATGAAGACTTTTCTTCGGAACCTTCCGTTTATGAGGCTGTGGTTTTGGAAAGATGATATGAACGAAATGACTAGAGGTATATCTAGAGCGTTCTAACTTTTTGTGCGTTGTGCTTATTTCTCCTTAATACTAGATTGACTACAAATCTATAGGTGAAAGCATGACAATTAACATAGCAGACAATTCCCCTCGTGTGTCATACTCAGTGGCTCAAGGTGTCACTCAAACTTCGTTTACTGTGTCATTTGAGTTCTTCGACAATGATGATTTGAATGTCTATGTTGATGGCACACTTAAGACTTTAACTACTGATTACACTGTCACAGGTGGGGATGGCTCTACTGGCACCGTTACAATATCTGTCACAGGCGCGTCAGGGGGGTCTACAGTCGTTATTACGCGTGACATTGACCTAGAGCGCACAACTGACTTTCCCGCTTCTGGTGCCTTTAATATTGCTACACTTAATACTGAGCTTGATCGGATCATTGCTATTACTGCTGACCTTAACGATTTAGCTAGTCGTGCAATTACACCACCAGACTATGACCCAACTGTTAGCTATACACTTCCTGTTGTTAATGATCGTAAAGGTAAGACTCTTGCTTTCAATGCTGTAACTGGTGCTGTTGAAGCTGGCCCATCTACTGCTGATGTTCAATCTGTCTCTGATACTGCTGCTGACATTGCTTTGCTTGCTGACATTGAAGATGGAACGTTAGCAACTAATGCCATTACTAACGTCAATACAATCCGCACTGATGTATCAACTGTGTCTGGCATATCAACAAACGTCACTACGGTTGCGGGCAACAATGCAAATGTTACCACAGTGGCAACCGATCTAAGCGGATCAAATACAATTGGTACTGTTTCTGGATCAATTACAAATGTAAACACTGTTGCTAGTAGCATCTCTGATGTGACAACTGTAGCGACAAATTTATCTGGCTCTGATACAATTGGAACAGTGGCAACAAATATTGCCAACGTAAATACTGTTGGCGGCATATCAGCGAATGTCACTACTGTTGCTAGTATATCGGCAAACATTACAACACTGGCTGGCCTAACATCAGACATTACTGCGGTAGCAAATGTTGACACTGAGCTTGCTGCGGTAAGCGCAAAAATTACAGAAGTGCAAACTGTTGCAGATGATCTTAACGAAAGTATCTCTGAGATTGAGACTGTTGCAAACGACTTAACGTCTGGAAGCTTTATTGCTGGGACTGAGTATGACTTTGGTTCTGTTGCGGATGCAACAAGTGGCACATCGGGATCACCAGACGGATTTATAGTTACTGTTTACAACAATCTTGCTGACATCACATCGGTTGCTGGTCAGGTTTCTAACATCTCAACGCTTGGCTCTATCTCAGCAAACATTACGACTGTTGCGGGTATCTCAAGCAATGTGACAACGGTGGCTGGCATAAGTGCCAATGTAACAAGCGTTGCGGGTGTCAGTGGCAGCATTCCAACTGTGGCAGGTGTCGCATCTGATGTGTCAACGGTGGCAGGTATTAGCTCTGCGGTTTCAACTGTTGCTTCAAACGTATCTGGGATAAATAACTTTTCTGAGCGTTATCGTATTGGAACAACTGAGCCAACAACAAGCCTTGATACTGGTGATTTGTTTTACAATACGTCTTCAACAACTCTAAAGGTTTATAATGGTTCTTCTTGGGAGGCGGGTGTTACTGCTGGATCAGGATTCCTTTCTCAGTCTAGTAACCTTTCAGACTTGCAGAGCGCAGCAACGGCTCGAACAAACTTAGGATTGGGAACGGCTGCAACATCTGACACTGGAGACTTTGCAGCCGCGGTACACAATCACGATGCAGACTACGCTGCATTGTCACACACTCATACATTGTCTGACATTACAGACAGTGGAACCATGGCATCTCAAAATGCTAACAATGTAAACATAACTGGCGGCATCATTGATGGCGGCTCAATCGTGTAAGGACTGAAACATGGCAACATCTATTAGATTACGCGGCGGTACAACATCACAGCATTCAACATTCACTGGTGCTGCTAAGGAAGTAACCGTTGATACAGACAAAAATACAATCGTGGTTCACGATGGATCAACGGCTGGCGGCTTTCCATTAGTTGCTAAAGACTCAAGTGGCAATGCTACATTTGCTGATAATGAGAAAGCGTTGTTTGGCACTGGTAGTGATTTAGAGGTGTACCACGATGGATCAAACAGCAACATTAAAGATGTTGGAACAGGCTTTTTGAGCTTAGATACTAATGGATCAGATATACGTCTAACAAGTGACGGGCAATCCAAGACAATGGGCTATTTTGCAAAAGATGGTGCTGTTTATTTATACCATAATGGTAATCAGAAAATTTCCACAACCTCAGTAGGCGCAGACGTAACAGGCGAACTAATAGCCGACAGCTACAACGAAACCTACGCAGCGGTCACATCATCCTCTAACGCCACTACGGTGGACTGCCATAACGGTAACGCATTCAGCCACACACTGACAGAGAACACCACGTTCACGTTCTCTAACCCCCCTGCCAGCGGCACTGCGTATAGCTTCAGCATTGAGATCATTCAGGATGCCTCTGCGTCTGGTTACACGGTCACTTGGCCTACCTCAGTAGATTGGCCTGCGGCAACTGCACCTACACTGACTGCAACAGCAAGTGCGAAAGATGTCTTCATCTTCACAACGCGGGATGGCGGGACTACATGGTACGGATTTACTGCTGGACAAGCATTGGGGTAAACAATGGCAACTAAGAAAAAGTTACTTCAGGCAGCGGCAGGCACGGCAGCGGCTGGTGGTGGTGGCCTGAACGTAGAAGAAGTGTTCAGCACTTATTTGTATGAGGGGAATGGCTCTACACAGACGATTACCAACGGCATTGACCTTGATGGCGAAGGTGGTTTGGTTTGGGTTAAGGACAGGAGTGGTCAAGATCATTATATATTTGATACAGAAAGAGGAGTGGGTAAGAAGCTAGCATCTAACAACTCGGATGCTGAGTTTTCATATCCAACAGGATTAAGTGCATTTAACTCTGATGGGTTTTCCCTCGGTGGTGGGTATGGAACAACTGGAAATACATTACCATTTGCCTCTTGGACATTCCGCAAAGCCCCTAAGTTCTTTGATGTGGTGACTTATACTGGGAATGGAACTTCTGGTAGGACAGTTAGTCATAATCTTGGTAGTGTGCCTGGGTGTATAATTGTTAAAAGAACAGACACAACAGGATCATGGAGGTCTTATCATACCTCTTTAGGTGCCACAAAGTATATTGATATTAATTCAACATCGGCAGCGGGGACTTCTAACACTAGTTGGGCAGACACTGAACCCACTTCTACAGAGATCACTTTAGGTTCTAGTGTAAATGTAAACGCCTCTGGCGGCACCTACGTAGCCTACCTATTCGCCCACAACGATGGTGACGGTGAGTTCGGCCCTGATGGTGATGCTGATATTATCAAGTGTGGTTCTTTTACGACTGATAGTGGTGGTAATGCTTCTGTTGACATTGGATTTGAACCACAATGGATAATTTATAAAAGATCAGATGGGACATCTAATTGGGGTATGAATGAT